GCCAGGTTAACATTTGTTTCAAATGTATCGTCATTATATACTGTAGTATTCTCAATTCCTTCCTGAGTGAAACCGGTATTGACAACCCTTAATGGATTAAAACCATCTGCCATATAGATATCAACTGATCCATCATAATGATCCTTAGCTTTAATATCGAGCATATATGCAGTATTGAAATGAAAAAGATCACTTCTCATACTCGACCTTTGATATACTCCGGCTACTTTTATCTGATAGTTATTAAGAGCCCTGTACTCTGCAGTGAATTTTCCATTTGCAGGATTAATAGAAGGAAATGATCCTATCTCTCCAGTACCAAGATCATCATTACTACATGAAACAATATAAAGAATATCCTTATGTTGTACCCAACCAAGCGGAATGAAATCTTTTGAAGAAGTTCCTTCAAGTATAGATGGAAGGGAAAAAGCAAGTTTATTACCATCATTGTTTGTAAGAATGAATCCCTGACCCTCTTTATCCATAAGTTTAATATCCCATGCAGTTAAATACCTATCTGCAGGGACATTACCTATATCGATATCCTGTACCATGCCTTTGACAAAGACATTCACTTGTTCCGGGTTGTTTCCTTGTGCTGGCATAATTAGTCAAGATTATATACTGGAATATATCCAAGTCTGGGAACCATGTTTGCATTGATCTGAAGGATCTGTTCAATATCATTACGCGAAAGATCTCTCATACTTGCCCGGGCAACATCTCTACTATTCTCCCATTGATCTACAAGATACTGCCATCTTTGACCATCCATCTTACCTGTAACAAAGTCTTCTTCGAAATAATTCATGATACAATACCTGGCAAGAGCCGTAAGATGACCAGTAACAAATATTGGCCGGCCCTGATCATCAACAGGAAGTCCTCGATAGTTTATTACTACATCAGTATAGTTTTCACCAAAAAAAAGATAAGATCCATCCTTACGATACTTAACCCTTCTTCCTGAGTCTGTAATTACATCGAGAAGTTTATTACAGTTACATGGAAGAGCTGCTTTCTTCTGATCTATTACCAGGGGAACATTCTTAAATAGAAACCAATCCCTTATTGTAGCAAGTTCCTGTAATTCCGCATACGTACATGACTCAAGAACTGCGGCCTTGGTAAGATCGATACTCTTATAAAGGTCTGTTATCTTTGTCAGAACAGTATCTATTCCAATATACATAGTATTATTTGGCATTTTTCTGAGGATATGTGTGACCGTTTATTATCTTCTTAATCATCATCTTGTGATATTTCTTTGCTAACCTTACCTTATAGATCCTTCGATCAAACTGTTGTCTCTGAAAATTAACAAGTATTGCTCTGCAATAACGATAACCAACTCTTCTTGTTCTCCAGAAATTCTTTTTTGTTCTTCGAAGTGGAGCTTCCGGATTATGAATATCAAAGATCCCAAACTGTCCTCCATTGATATGAGGAAACTGAAAGGAATAATTGAGATTGATTATATCCTGAAGGATAAGACCAAGTGTTATTCTGAATATCAATCTTACCAAAGAACGTTCTTTACTAAAAGGCATCTCATACTTCTTTAAAACACTGTGATATGACTTAATTCCACCTTTCCTTTTCCATTCCGGAAGTGACTCATCAGTTATATCACTTGATGTATAGTATCTTATAAGAAAACTAAAGTCCTTTTTTTTCGATAGAATCAACAGCGCTTCCCTCGGGCAACCCCTGATCCTCGGTTTTTTTATTTCTGCCATGTCTTAGTGCATCTTCTTCCGGCCAGGTTAATGTAAGAACACCAAGCCTCTCTTCATAAAGCTTTTTATAATCATGATCTTTTTGCTTCAGATCATCATACATATGTTGTAATGGAGTACGTGGGTCAAGAATAGTATTATCTCCTATTACTACGAATTCACTCTTTGGAACATAGTAGTTAATCCCGGATCCATCAAAAGAACTATTAACAAGATACTGTGTATCATCTGCACTTATAACTAAATATAAGACTCGATTTTTGAAGATAATACCAGAACGATGTTGATAATCTGACTGAGGAGTAACTTTCATAATGAATACATGTTTAAGCCAAGTCCCTTATGAATTCTCTTAGACTCTCTGTATTCAGGAAGGTTATCAGTGAATATTGGATATTTAGTATCAAGCAAATCCAATCCCGACATACTAACTTTGCATTTTACAAATGCTTCTTTTTTTGCTTCTTTTAAAAATACAAGAACATACACTATACCATCTTTGATCATGAGTGTATGTTTATCATTGAGGATAGTAAAAGCAGGATCCTCAATCTGTGATAAGAATGACAAAAAAGCGAATTTGTCCTTATTAACGCTTTCCTCTTTGCTGTTGTCCCTGGTTGACATCGGCTGCATCATTAATTATATCTGGTTGTACTCCGAGAGTAGAAGCCAGTTGTTTAATAACAATAAGTTCACATTTATGAGTTTGTGCATTTGGCATTGGAAAGTCTGAATCTTCTGTAAAATTCAGGGCCTCCCTTGGATCATGTAGTACACCAATAAGCCTGATATACTTCTGTCCTATATTTGGAAGGTTCTTATACATAGCCGTATTAGTGGTTATTGTATAGAATGGTTCATTGTCTGTAACAAGTCTTCCACCAGAACATATAAAACCAGAAAAACTTAACCTGGTAAAATTGTTTCTTCCATCTACTGTTCCGAGATATCTGATATTCCTGAATCCTATATCACTTTGAAGAGCTGGAAGAACAGAATAGAGTTCCGGATGTTCCTCTATAACTCCATTTGGCATGACAGGTTTTTTCGAAAGGACCTCTATACCTTCACATGTCTGGTACCATTCATCACCAAGAAACTTACTTGCTGTAAAAACTTCCTTTGCCAGTAGTGCCCTTACATCAAGGACCATATCTTCTACAAGTTCTTTCTTTAGCCTCGAGTCATCAGTAATGACGAATGCTGAAAATTGATTCCTTATAGTAAAAACCATCCGTTTAAGTGACTTTCCCATTTCAAAAGTTTTAACAAAGATACACTAATTATGATGATAAAAAGCAAAAAGGATCCCTATAAGAGATCCTCTTCACTTGTTAATAAGTCTGTTAACAACCTTACTTCTATGCGTTTGTAAGTCCCCATGGCGTGGTATCTCCATTAGGGTCTACATAAGTCACTGCAGTAAGAAAAGCTAATATCTTTGTATCCCAGTTTGCTGCGGCTTCTGCTACGGCAGTTGGAACATAGATCTCAAACTCCTCGATATAAGTATCAAGGTGGTTTGCACCGTCAAGTGCATAGGCAGCCTGAGCTCCGGAATGATCAACTTTGAAATAATATTTTGACCAGTCAGCGGATCCAGCAGGATACCTCTCACCACCAGTTCCGGCATTAGAAGGAAGAATTGGAAATATTTTCTGAATATCAGCAAGAGTAAGTCTTGGATATGATCCTCTTCCTCCTACAACTTCAACATCAAGCGCTACTTCAGTTCCTGCATAAACACCATCAACAGTAATTACTGTAGCTGTATTGGAAAGAATCTTTTTAACAGTTCCAATATCAGTTCCTGATTTAACATACACATACTGCCCTGCAAGAGCATTAACAGTAAATCCTGCACCTGCAATTGTTACTGTAGCATCACCATTCGTTGCACCAATAGCTGAACTAAACTGTGTTGCTGAATACACAACAGTTCCATATATAGCCTGAAGAGCTGTATCAAACCTGGTATCAGCAGTTTTAGCAGTAAGGAAAAGTTGAAGACCAACTCTTGATGCTTTGGCCGGAGCCCATTTATCTGAATTGATTGAAAGTACCATTGAGTCGATAAGTTTTATCTTATCAGCATCAGCAATCTTACCTGCATTTGCAGCAAGTAAAGCACCGGTATATCCCTGGTATGTCTTGTTCATAAGGAAAAGCTGATCAACCCGGCCCTGACCGAGATTAGTCTTTCCTTTAAGATCAAGAAACCATTCATATTCACGAGTATCGAGAGGATACCCAAAGTCCGGGGTAACAATAGCTTTTTCAAGAAGTCCTACAAATGTTTTGGATTTCTTGAATTTCTTAAGAGTGACACCTGAGTTACCAATGATGTTATACTCTTTTATCGCAAGAGTTTTCACAGCTCCACTATCATATACCAATGATGTTGCATCAACAGTATTGAAAAGAAGTTGCGCTCTTTTTCTTACTAAATTTCCCATAATAGAGATTGTTTAAAAATTATTAATTTGAAGTTTGTTGTTGTTCTGCCAATACACTTTGATACCTTCTACTTTCTACTCCTTCTATATACATTCTTTTAGCCAAATCAACGATTTGTTGTTGCTGTATAGATCCGAGTTCACAGTCAACATTATTGGCCGGAGTGTTCGGATCGTAATTAAGATCTGTAGGTAATTTGATGTATGACAGTTGAATATTTTTTGCGATAAACCCTGAAGGAAGAAACAACTTAAGCCTATCCTGCATGTACTGATGATATACTCTTGATCTTGATAAGTCCTTGATATCTACATATGGAACAGAATAAGGATCCTCAAGGATGTTAGACTTTTGATCGTCTCTCAGCGGTGAGGATCCAATGTAACCATAATCCACATTATTCTGCATAACCATCACAAGAACACTTTGAGAACGGTAGTACTTTGGATAATTTACTGGAAGTATAGAAAACACATTAGGAAGAATAGGCACTATTGGAATAAGTGTCTGATAGGTCCTGGTCCTAACCTTATCTGGAGTACCTACGATGACTTCTATCAACGTTCTGATTCCAGTGACAGGATTATATGCGTTCATTGCTATCTCTCCTCCTACAGCGTTAATTTCGGTATCTGTGACAGGAATTGGTAATTCAATTGTCCCATCAGTTACATACCTTAGCTTTTGGAGATCATCCATACGTTTCTGAATAATATCAGATTCGTCTGCTTTGTGGCTTAGCCACTCCTTATAAGCCCTGTTGATAACATCATTAAAATCTGCCGGCCATACAGCTGACGAATTCTTTTTGTTGATACCCTTTAACAGAGCCAAGTACATATCCGTTATAGTAACAAGAGCCATGATCTTAAGTATTAATTACAGGAACATCGGCTTCAATTTTTTCTTTACCTTTTTTCGGCAAATCTCTGCCCTCTTTCTTATCAAGAGCAAGACCCCACTTACCCGCAATCATGTCATTTGCTTTATCCTGAACATATAAAATTGCTTCTTCCAAGTTTCTTCCTACAAGTAGATCGTTATCGACAATACGATCAAGTCTTCTCTGTAGTATACCGTAATGAATGAGTTTCAAAACAAACATTCTGTTAGCGGTAGCTTCTTCAAAGAACGAAAGTACTTCTGATGGACTACTTGTACATCTGGCATATATCCTTTCCTGTATAACGGATATCGGATTGTTTCTCACATCAATAGATAGGAAAATTGCGAGATCCGTAATACGTTGAAGAGTCATGTCTTCCCTTACCTTTGACATTGCTTCATACATTTTGTCTGCAGCAATGATTTTTTCTACGGCTTCGGTTTCCTTATCTTCAATATAGAAAAGATGTTTACCAGCTACTACCTTGGAAGCGTTTGCTGCTATTAAAGGTTGAACTTTGATTAACCCCAGGAGGACTTTGTCCTTTGGATTAGAAGAATCAAATGCCTGCATGTGAACAACAGCATACTGTTCATAAGGATCAATAACTAAAACCTGCGAGGCCAGTTGGGCCTTGTTCAAATTCTCCTGACCTGTCTTGAATAACTTCAGGTCATTATCATATACCGGAGTCATAAAAAAAGGCACTGTCCGGTATTTCGGATTGATTGCTATTAACTTAACTATTGCCATCTGTTTATCTTTTATTCTGTTTAAAAACTCTTACGGAGTGAACAATTCAGCAACCCCGTACATGTTTGTTACTTTTATCCCGGTTTCGCAAAGGACATGAGTATGCTGACCATCAACCGAGGATTTCATCTGGTCACCACCTACATCAATACCTCCAATAGTTCCTTTACGGAAAGCCCTGTTTCCAAGAGCAAGAAGCTCAACATTGTTGTTTCCGGTATCTGCCTGACCCAAAGAAACAAAGATAGCCCTCATCGATTCTTTGTCAACCCCAAAGGTATTGATGTTAGAAGGACGTGAAGGATTATCAAAGTATTTGTGCCATACAGGTATGAAACGGACATTATTAAATTCATAGAAAGTATAGGTTGCATTGATCCCTTTGTTGGATCCTTCTCCTTCAACCATATGAGAATCGAATAAGCTGAGTCCCATTTCTTCCATCAGTTCGGCCCACTGGAACATGAATTCCTGACCAGCAATAACAGCGATCTCAAGTTTACCTTCGGCATCTGAGAAGATCTGCATGTTACGCATAACGTTTTTGAGAACACCTTTCGTTAATTTGTTGAATGGGAAACGAAGAGCCCCATCACCGACGTTGATAAGACCGTCACCGGCAACTATATCACGTCCTTTCAAGTCGCGAAGTAATACCTCATCAGCATCTGTCATGGTTCCTTTACCAAAGATGTTCTGATATTCGCGAGCTTCAGCCCATCTTTTTAACATCTGCAGTTCTGCATATGTTACCCATGCAAGTTCTCCATTATGACTCAACCAATGTTTCTTAACATTCATCTGAGCTGCAGTACCGGAAATACTCCATTTCATTCTCTGGATTGTCATCCATGATCCCATCCAGTCATCAAAGGTATATTTCTCATAAGCTGTCTCACTCATTTCTTCAAACATGGTGTAGGCAAATCCTACTTCACTTCCAACGGTCAAAAGAGCCGGGTCAATGAATTCGGTTTTGTCTGAACGAACAAGTCTCATCTGATATCTGAAGACATTGGATCCAATCTCAACAGGAAGCTGATCATCTGATACGTGAACAAGAGTTCTTTTATCTTTCAATTCAAGAACATCTTTTGGAGAAAACCAGTTTGTGTCAAGATCAACAGTTACTATTTCACCTCCGTAACCTGGAGTAGTTGCTATAAGAGTTGAAGAAACAGCAACGATGGTTCCTTTTCTGCGTTCGATCCCTTTGACCGGCCACATAACTTTTCTGTTACCAACAACACGATAATTTTCATTCTGTATGCCTGCATATAATCCTTTAGCGGTAAGTCCTTTTTTAGCAAGTAGTGACGTGAATGCCGTAGATTCCTTCTCAAAGAGAGTTGCGATCTGTGGGATCACTTCTGGCTCAGCAAGCGCAACCTGTAACAAGTGATTCGACATCACTGTTTCATTTGCAAATTGCTTCATAAAGCCTGGAGATACTAATTTCATTTCGTTTATAATTAAAAAAATTACGGTTGAGCTCCATCGGGAATACTCCAGAGTCCTGGGGTAATAGTATTTTTCTTCCCGGTATCGGCTTGTCTACCACTAACGTTTATAGGCTTAAGGCCCAACTTTGACAATAATTTATCTTTGGTAGATTCTTTGGCTGTAGATAAAGCCCCTTTGATCTTTTCATCTCCCATGTAGGCTGTCGCGAAGAAATTCCATAATAATCTGTCACTTTGTAACATTTCAATTATCGGGACTTTTCCTTGCTCATTAGGAAGGACTGCTTTCTCAAATGCAGTATTTATATCGGCTAAGTCAGCTTTGCTAACTTTGATGCCACTAAGTTCGGTAATATTTCCAGTATCGGCAAATAATTTATTCAGGTCAGATTTGATAGCCGTTACAGCCTCAGTAACCTTTTGCTTTTCAACAACTTCAGGAGCAGGAGTATTATCTATAACCTGTTCTTTATCCAACTTACGATAAGCAGCTTTTAACTTCTTAGCCTCCAAAGGAAGTTGTTTATTTGTTTCAAGAGCCGTAACCGCATCATCAATCTCTTCCTGTGTTAATCCATCCGGGTTCTTATCCTTATCGAATAAACCATATTGACTTGCAAGATGAGCTTTCATGAAATCCTTATCGGCAAGACCAACCATGTCACTGATAACATTCCTTTGTTTGATAAAGTCACTCATAGTTCCTGTAGGATTGGCTTCCTTGTATTTCATGAATGCAATAGCCTCAGGATCCAGATCCTTATATTTATCTTTTACTTTTGCGGCTTCTTCTGCAGCAAGATCAGCAGCTGTCTTACCAGGTTCCGGTTCAGCAAGTTTATTATCTACAAGTGCTTTCTTAAGTAGTTCGACTTCATTATCCTTGGTAATACCTTCAGGCATCTTGAATCCTTCTACCTTAGAAAGATCTTCCCATAAAGCATTAGGAACAAAATCACCAGGTACAATGACATTTCCTTGTCCACCACCACCTTCTCCAGCTAATCCAGCCAGACGTGCGGCCTCTGCAGCTTCAGCCCTTTCAGACTCAGCGATCTGATCCGGAGTCCTATTGTCCTCAGGAATTATCTCAGTTTCTTTCCCGGTCTTTTCAACACTGTTGTCCGGTTCTTTCCATTTACTGGAATTCAATTCATTCTTTAGTGCCATAGTGTTTGTAATTAATTGTTAGTCTTTAATGTTTACAAGTCCTGCATGATGAGCCTTATAATCTTCAACATCGATCTTACGTGATTCTCTTTTGTGAGTGTTAGTCATATCGTGAGCATCCAGAACAGCCTGTATACGTATCTCAATACTTTTAAGAAGTTCTTCTGTACGTGCAGCTCTATTCTGTTCAGAAAGATAATTAAGTTCAACCATACTTTCCTGTTCGACTTTTTTATCTTCCACTTGTAGTTTACCTTTCTCTACATATTCCTTGAGTGTAAGTTCACGATTCTTAAGTTCTAATTCAGCCTGTTTGATCTGTAGATCAAGTTGTTTAAGTTGAACATTAGTATCATTGATAGCCTTATCGTAATCCTTCTCAAACTTAAGGGCTTCCATCTTAGCCTGACTTTCTCCCTGAATCTTGTTCTGTTCCATCTGTGCATTGGTAGCTTCAGCTTTCTCTGCATAATCATCAATGGTCTTCTGAAGTAAAAGAAGATTGTCGATAGAATATACCTTGACAACTTCCTTAAGAGCCATCTGTCCCCTGGCAAATGCCTGAAGAGATATCTGTCTCAGGTTCTCAATACCCTCTTCGTCTTTGGCAGAATTCTCAACTCCTATGGAGAAATACTTATCCTTGAAGATCTCAGCTGGAATATTAACTGTTTCCCTTCCTCCTCCACCAGAATCATAAGTTACAAGATCTCCTTGTTCCACTGATGCCTTTGAAAGATTGATCCATCCCTCCAGAGCCCTTCTTACTGTTTCATCATGTTCGAAATATAAAACCTCAGTAGTAAGCATACTCTGTGCAACGGCTGACTTACTTGTACCAACCTGGTCAGTAGGAACGGTAACTCCTTTCCTCTGGTATGACACACCTGTTATCTCATCCACAAGTCTTTGGAGAGAAAGAAGAATGTTGTCAAGGTATTGTATGGAAGCTGAAAGAGTATCATCATATGTCTGGAACTGATTGAATGTAGGAAATCTTCCATGCCGGCGCTGAAGAGAATTTATGAATGTAACTCCCTGTTTTCTATAATAGAGCCATTCTTTTTCTGTCATGTCATCTGGCTTCTGAGCAAGATCCATAACCACACCTTTTACTCCAGCGAGCGCGAGCATAAGTTCTCTGTGATAGTGAATGATATTGGATAACTCCTGAATGTCTTTTGTAGCCCAGATAAGTGAATATGGA